GCAGATTGCGGTGACATTTGATTACGACCTAATCCTGTCCCTACCGCAAGTGATTCTTCACCTAACATTTGTCCAATTTTAGAAAAAGCCTTGATCACTTCAGGATGATTCCCAAGACCTGTATCATCTAAAACTTCAGACAATTCTGGTGAAGCAAATTGTGCATAAGCTCTTTTAGCATAATCCATATTACCATCAAAATTTTTGCCCCATTCACGTTGCAATTGAATAGTAGAATGAACTTCTAAATCTTTTATGCTTTTTTGAAAATTTTCTGCTTCTTCTTCTTGAATACTTTCATAAGCACCAAGAATACTTTCTGCTTGATTTTGGCTTAATCCGACTTCATGTGCAAATTCTTTATAATTATCAAGAATTCCTTCGTCATCTTCACCAAGATCATAACCACTAGGTTGTTCTGGTCTCCCAAGTTGATTATATAGACCATCCATACTTTCACCTTCTTGTGGAAGGGAAATAAGATTGTCTGGATTGCCACCAATCATCTTGACTGCACTAACGTAGGACTTAGCGAGTTTATCTACTGAGTCAAATGTTTGGAGACTAGGTTCATCCCTTAAACCTTCTGGCATAGAGGATGCGTTAAATTGTAAAGCCGAAGATTCGCCACTATCAGCTTGCCCTGATCCTTCAGGAGCTATTGCTTCTTCTGACATAGTTTTTTTAGTTAAAGGTTATGCTCGTCTTTCAACACGAGCCTGTTCCTGCAAGTCAATTCTTTTTCTTATTGCCTCTAAATCTGCACCAACGAGATTAATAATCTCCATTACTACAGTTCTTTGGCCTTCTTGCCATGCAGATGTATAAGGGTCACTAGCATGAGAAGTTCTAAAAACAAAATGAGCATTGGCTAAAGCCGCAATTACATCTTGTCCTTCTTCTCCACTAAAGACCTCTTTAAACCGTGTACGTTTTTCTTTCTCTTGTAACCAGCGTGAAATCATGCCGCTTTAGAGTCTGCTCTAAGTGATTCTGCTTTTGCCATTGATTCATTCAATTGACCAGCTACTTGAGCCTGTTGCATTTGTTGTTGTGCTTGTTGCTGTTGCTGTTGTTCTTGTACCATTGCATCTACTTCTTCTTTTGTCCTAAGATTAGAAGTTGGTATTTGTAATACTTCAGCAGTATTTTTGAGTATTTGCTGTGTATTAAAATACATTGGTATAGTTTGATCAATTTGTGCAAGAGGCATTATCATTTCAAAAAGTTGATTCATAGAACTTATTTCACCTGATCTCATGGAAATTGATACAGGGTTAATATATTCTATCTTAAACTGATTCTGCATTTCTTCAGGCATTTCAGGTAGTTGGAATGATCTCATAAGGATATTAACTGTTCTTCTTATAAGAGGATCAAGAAATTCTCCTTCCTGTCTAGCTAAAATTGGCCCAAGTATAGGCATTCTTTGTCTCATTCTTACCGAGACTTCTGTTGCACTAAATCTCATAACGTCACCATCAGGAGCAACAGGGCCGGGTAACTCAAGTAAGTCTAAGAAATAACCTTCTCGTATATTTGCAGTACATTTAGCATTTAACCTCTCAGCATATTCAGGTCTTGCTCTTGTTGGTACTTCAAATATCTCGTCTTTTCCCCCTAGACCGACTGAATAATAATTTATTGCATCAGGGGTAGTATCTAGGGGGTCAAGTAGTCCAGAATCCGGTACAAACAGAGGCGGTGAGACCGCTTTCTGAACTGCTTTTAAATATGTTCTATCTATTTCTGTAATTAATCTAATATCGGGCATTATTTCCCAAGTTGGCCCTCTACCATAAATTTCACGATCCGATCTTTCCCATCTAGCACAGATATATGGCATTTCTTCATATGCACTAAATGCCAATATAGATTTCTTTTCTTTTAAGTAATGAACAGAGACAAAAGGCTTATTAAAACCTTCTGGCAGAAACCCTTGTACTGTCCATGATGGGAATACTGCATGAACTACATCATATTCATCTAACATTTTAGATCCATATGCTTTCTCTACTATCTGCTCTGGTAGAGTCTCTGGATCAAATCTGGATACTAAGTCTTTTGCAGTTTGTTTGTAGTTCCGAAAAACTGTGTCAATCTCCATTTCACTTCCAGAACCCAATATACAATCCGAAAGAGGAAAATTGCGATAACGAGGGCCAAATCCGGGTTGATCTTCAACAAATATGATCCCAGTACCGAAAGACCCTGCTTCCAAATAGTATTGATATACTGCACTTTGAAAATTAGATGATGGTCGTGATATATGATGTTTAACAATCTTAGTTGCTTCATCCATCCATATAGCTACATTACGATTCTTATCTAACTCAGAAATTCCTGTAGTTAGTTTGAACCATTCTGCACCCATTGGAGTGAAGACATTGTGTATGTTTGATGCAAAGCGTTTTAATAACCGCATAGCAGTACCTTCAAACGCCATCCCCATTCTATCATCACCTTTTGAATGAGTTGTAGTGAAGTCAGAACGATGAGGCAAGACATATTCTGCCATCTCCTGCCATTCTCGTTCCCAAGTTCTGCGATTATTTTTTAACTTCTCATGGTGTCTATCAATAATAGCACCAAGATCACCAGATTGTGTATCTTCAGGCATAAAATTAAGACGTTAGCATTGTTGCTGTTTGTCCTGCGGTTAAATTAGCCGCACCTCTTCCTGCTGATTGTTTTCTCTTTTGGTTTTGTGCAGTTAATGCACCTTGAGCATCAACTTCTTCTGCCGCTAATTCTGGAGCCGCAACTGCTTCTTCTTCAGTTTTCCCCTGCGCACCCTCAACCAGACCTTTTAAAGTGCCACCATAAAGTGAATTTGTAATATCACCTAGTGTACCACCCGGGCCGCCTTTTATTGTTCCAGCAGGATCAGCAATAGTATTCATAGCACCTGAAACAACATCATTTACACCTCCTGAAACTCCTGTTACTGCTTTATTAACCACATTTGTAAGTTTCTTAGCACCACCACCTCCACCTCCGCAGAGTGCGATGTCACCTGAGTATTCAAATGATTCTGATGATGTTTTTACTAACTCACCATCTTTCCACTCATAATTTACTTCTGTATATATTTTCATAATTACCTTTACTTTAGGGTTATAGTTGTTTCCTTAACAAAATACAATGTTCATTGTACTCTTTCAATACTTTTTTCCATCCTTTCCTACCATAGATGTCCATATGGCTACATCCATTATTTTTAGACCATTCCTCTAATGCATGTAAATGAAACGTAAGCCATTCATGCATTCTAGTCCCTCCGATGCTCACGACACGACTTATTCTATGTCTAACATATTGAACAATTTCAATAATAACAACTGCTACAATATCTTGAGTATCTTTACTTCTTACGAGCCATAATATATAATATCCTTCTTTTAATAAAGTTTTTATATCATGGTGATCTAAAAATTCACAATCGGTTCTTTTAATTTCGTCTTTGACTTGATCCCATACATCATCTATTTCATTTTGATCATATATAATACTTTCAAACGTATGCCCCTTCTTGATGACCTCCATAGTAATCGTATCTATTTATTGCTTTTCGTGGTCTGTTCTTAGGTCTTCCAGTAGATGCAAACTTTAAAGATTGAGATGCATATCTAGTTGCACTCATCAAATCATCATGTATTTTTACTATCTTACCTTCTTTCCTATGATACATCCTAAGTTCTTCAAACCATAAATTCAAGTAATTAAATACTTTAAATCTACCAGTTTGCATTCTCTGAAGCATATCCATGATTCCCGGTTCTACTGAAATACCACCATTCGGGTTCTCAAAATGCTTATGTGCCATATTGACACCTTGCTTTCTATATAACTCTGCTAACGGCTTTCCTGAACCTTTATCATGTTGCGAACCATCGTGAGGCCAAACGACAGGAACCCAATCACCTCTTTCTCTAATAGCGGCTGAGTGGATAACAGGCGTTTCAGCAGATTTACGATAACAGTCATAAACATATATCTTATCAGTATCCCTATCCCATGCCAACCAAACTGCGGCAGTAGGGTGATCCCAACCAAAATCTAAGCCACATAGTCTAGGCCAATGTTCAGGTATAGCAAAAGGTTCAACTTTCAATTCATCTTCACTTACAGGGAATACAAGTCCTGAACCTAAAACTGGTACTCCTTTAGAACGCATATCTCTTTCATGCGGAGGTAATGCGGCTAAAATCTCTTTCTTTACATCTTCATCTAAGTGTACCGCATCATCCCATGTAGCATGATATAAAGCCTGTGACTGACCTAACTTCGTCATAAACTGTGTTACAACTTCGGTCATCCCACTCTCAGGGGTGAAAGTCATAAAGACAATACCACCACTTTTAAGTGCGGCTCTTAGAGCTTGAGAATATATATCTTGTGGCGGTTCCTCATCTAACCAAGTAACATCAACAGCTTTACCCATCCATTGCATCTTGCCCTGCTCATAGGACTTGAATATCAATTTAGAGTTTTTACCAGATACATGTTTAACATTCAAACTCTGGTATGCATTTGGTACACCGGGCATTCTCAAGGGTGCGCCAGAGATATATTGTTTTGGTATTGCGCCTTTACCAAATTCGTCTTCATCACCCGGTTCTCCGAGTAGTTCTGCTTGTACTATATCTCTTGTATTAGCGGTAGTATTTCCAGCCGCCCATGCAGTAATTGGTCTTGAGAACCTAGCACCTTGCCACCATTGGGGGTATCGTCCAGTTAAGTGAAAAGCCAACTCTGAAGCACCGCAAAATGTTTTACCAGTTTTGTTTGCCGCCATTAACAGACGTTGCCTTGCCAAACGACCCCCCATGTCTTTAGCATCATGGAATCGTTTCTGATACTCATAAGGCACATATTCTAGCAGACGATTAGTTTCATAGAGTTCAGTAATCTTCTCTGCTATATCAATAGCCTTTTCTGCGTTATTCATGCATATCTTCTATATTTCTTAGCCGATAACTTTGTAAGTGGAATATCTCTTTTTCTTAAATGAAACGGCTTCTTACCACCTCCACCTCTACGATTTGCTCTTTCCATATTAGAAGCGGCACGTTCACCAAATGCTTCATTAGGTAACATTTGTAATGCACCACCACCGAGAATAAATGGAGTTAATGCTTTTAACGGAGCAGAAGCACCTTTAACTGGCGGTCTTCTAGGTAATTTTTTATTAAAATCTTTTATAGATGGAGCTTCAGCTCTTTTGTTAATTCTTTTATGAATTGGATGTAAAAACCGACCTTTATTTTTTACTGTTGTTTTACTTTTTCCAATATTACTCATTTGTTTATCAAGACTTTTTAATTTAGATAATTCTGATAAAAGAGGTCTTCTAGGGATACCCCTTTCTGCTGTTGCTTTAGTTTCAACAAATGGGGTTGCACGATCTTTTTTAAGACTTGCTTTTTTACGAGCTTCCTTTGGTACTTTTCTTTCATAATGAGGTGATGGAGATTTAACATCAGTAAATGTAACCGACTGTTGCCCTCTCCCTTTTCCGATTGTTTCACCACCAGCAGTAGTCTCAGGTGCGGCATCTACATCATACATATCCGACATCCGAGTTAATATTGTCTTTGCCCTTTGATCTATTGCCTTGCGTTCCTTCCCTGTCTTAGCTTTTTTAAAGTCAGCATGTAGAGAATCAAATATAGGCCCAAATTTTTTAACCTCTCGTAATTCTAATTTTTCTTTAACTCTTTGTTCCCTTAAATGAGTACTTTTATGTCTTTCTACTCCTCTACCTGAACTAGATTTATCATCTCCAACATTCACATCACTATCATATTTAGGATCTTGTAATGCTTTTCTTTGAGCTTCTTTATGATCTGCTGGTTCAGCATGTTCAATATCTCCAAACTGTGTTAGAGAAGATGATTTTGAATATCTTGTTGGGCCTCCTTTAAACTCTGGTTCAGGAGCATCTAAATATTTGGGGCTTATATGACTTGGGGGGGCAGGATCTTTCTTCCCTGTAAGGATTGTACCTCTCTTAGTAACTTTCAT